GGGCCATGTCAGCTCAGCGACAGATCAGCGAAAGAGGTTCGATACCTCACCTCAAAAATCAGGCTAGTAACCCCGGCATCTTGATCTGCATCGACCATCATGAAGCTGGTGGCGCCAGGCCTGATGCCGTTGATTAGGCCATTAAGAGTTGCATTGCCGATCAGCTTGCGATGCACTTCATCAACGATCGGATCGGCCAGTTGATCAGCAGGTGTGCCGCGCGTGAACACGGCAACCTGCAGCTGCAATGTCCAATCCAGCTTTGGCAGCACGTCATTGACCGGATTGTCGTTCAACGGCTCGATGATCAGCGCCGGAGCTTCGCCACGCTGCAGCGCCTGCGTGCGGCTTCGGTAGATACGACTGCCAACCTGCGTCGTGCCCGCTAGCGCAGCGACAGCAGCCTGAATAATGGTCTCGCGTCTTGTTGCCATGCCGGCAGGCTATGAATGCCGGGCATTAGTCGGGGACACTAAGGCGCCTGCACTGGCCGGACGATCTCGTCAGATCGCCAAGGCGTTTTCAGCCATGCGCGGAACTGAGTGTCCAGCTCGGCAAGATCAACGGCAGGGCCGATGCTGAAGGCGGCGAGTGTCGTGTTTGGCTGCTGGATTGCGGAATGCACCGAGCCGTGAATGGTAGTGATCTGAGTTTCCATGGCGTTACGGGATCGCCGCCGCAATGGCGTTGATCAGGTTCGTGACGCGGGTGTCGAGGAGGGCCAGGTTGAGGGATTCGCCGATGCTGTAGAAGGCTATGCGGGCGTTGGTATAGCTAGGCGTTGCATTGTTTCCTCTAAATACAAAATAATTATCATTCACTGGCGTTTCGCTAGTGCTGGTTTCGGTAACGGTGGAGCCACTAAACCGCCTGTTGTATGTAGTGCTTGAGCTTCTGCTAAGACCAAAGAAACCAGCTACCTTAGGAGTGGCATTAAAACCGATCGCATTGCGCGATCTTGTGAACATATTCGTATTGCTTGTTGCGGTTTGCAGCGAACTTGAGCCAGAAGTCAAAAAGTCTCCTGCTGCCAAGAAGTTGCCATTAATGCCACCTGTGGACTGCGTGCTGATTTGCACCGCGATATGAGTATTGTTCTGGGGATCGGCGTTGCTATTCCGATTGCTATTGAGGTACTTTGTAGTCCCATCTCCTTTCAGCCCCGTTTTCCGGTTGTAGTCCCCAGCCACGAAATTGACGTTAGTCGGCGCAGTCCCCACCAGCGGCACCAGCGCCCCGCTCAGTGTCCGAGCGCCGGCCATGATGCAGCAAGCCTTGATCGCGCTCCAGATGCCGTCAGTTTTGCAGCCGACCACGAAGGCGTTGATGGCGTCTTGCACGCCGACTTCCAGCCCGCTGGTGTTGCCTGCCGCTACGTCTGCCGCGATGACGCGATTGATGAAGTCCTGCGCGTCGGCGTCGTAGGCAGCGCCGCCAGTCAGGCTGCCGACGAACGCCAGATCCCCCAACCCCAGCGTCACGGCTGCACCTCCACCGGCAACCACTGGAGCGCCGATTCCTGCTCCGGTGTCGCCGGGTCGTCTGGCAGGTAAGTGCCGTCGCTGGCCCTGGGCTGATCCCACCGCCAGCGGCTGCCATCCGGTCCGGTCCACTCGTCGCCGCGCTGGGGGGCATCGGGCCACTGCCACGGCTGATCGTCGAGCCCCGCCACGAACTGGGCAGGCAGGTCGTGGGTCACGGCCAGAGCCTGCACTGCCGTCACCAGCTCCGCCGAGATCAACCCCAGCGAGCGGGCCGACTGCCAGGCGCCGAGGAAGACACGGCTGTCACCATCTGCGGCTTTGCCCAGCCCCACTCCAAGCGACAGGGCAAGGCGGGGCGAAGCGGCCTGCGCAGCGGTGAGCAGTTGATCCACCTCTGCTGGCAGAGCAGCCCAGAACGCGATCCATTGGGGCGGATGGGTGGCGCGGTAGTACGCCTCGGCCTCGGCCTCGGTCAGCTCCACCACCTCCCACTGCTGCAGCCACTGGCCGTCCTGCTGCAGCGGCTGCACCTCGACCACCTTGTGCGTTGCCGGGTCGAACTCGGGCTGCTCCAGCGGTGCCACCCTGAACACGCCGTAGTGCGCCAGCTCGGCATCACTGGGGCTGGTGCTGAACGACTTGCTCGGCTCATCATCGCGGAGCTGCTGCAGGCTGTAGGGCCAGCGGAGCGGATTGGTGCGGATCAACTGGCTCATGACTGCACGGCGTAGGCGGCCACCACATCTGCGTTGGTGGTGCCGAACGCGGTAAGGGACAGGACGCCCGTCTTGCTGGCGGCGATGTTCGCGGGCTTGCTCCCCAGGAACTTCCAGTCGGTCGGGAACGTGAGTGTCCGCTGGCTGGCATCCGCCACGAGCCGCAGCACCAGCGTCCGACCGTTGGCCAGGTTGCTTGTCGTCAGCTCCAGGTCGCCAGTGAGGCTGATCGTGCGGTACTGAGCATCGAGGCTGGCGAAGTCAAGCGAGACGGACGCGCCGTAGGTGATCGTCGAGAAGCTGGTGGCCGGCGCCAACCCCGCCGAAGACGTGGAGACTAGGGGCAACGTCGCATCGGTCCCCGTCGAGCTGCGCACCTCGCGGGTGGCGGCGTCGTAGGTGATGTCGGTTGCGACGTTGACCTGGGCGCCGGCTGCGATGCCGTCGAGCTTCGCCTTGTCAGCCGCTGACATCGAGCCTGCGGCACTGGTGGTGGCTGCGCTGATCGCCACCGTCTGCGTGCCGGAGTCGTAGGTGATCGGCGCGGTGGCGGCCACTACGCCAGCTGGGCCCTGCGGACCAGTTGCACCGGCAGGCCCTGTTGCGCCGGTTGCACCTGCCGGGCCCTGTGGTCCCGCGTCGCCTGTGTCGCCCTTAGGCCCTTGTGGGCCGGTTGCACCAGCCGCACCAGCTGGGCCTTGTGGACCTGCGTCCCCGGTGTCACCTTTCAGGCCTTGCGGACCGGTGGCGCCGGTAGCTCCGGCAGGGCCTTGCGGCCCAGTGGCCCCAGCAGGACCAGTTGCCCCAGCCGGGCCCTGCGGGCCGACCAGAGACGCCAGCCATTGGGCTTCTGTGCCGACGAAGCCACCGGCAACCGCGACCTGATAGGCGCTGCTGCCTGCTGCACCGGTTGCACCCGTTGGCCCTGCAGGGCCAGGCGTCAGCTCAATATCCTCAATCGCGTCTTCGAGCTTGTCTAAATTGCCATCGTGATCAGCCGCCGTCAGCGGTGAACCCTTGACGTTCCGCCGGACTAAGTTCAGCGTCATACAAACACCCCTTCGGCGAACACGTCGGCGGCAAACACTGATTGACTTACTGCCAGCTTAGTCAGGCTAACTTCAAGGAACGCGCCATCATCCACTAGCATCGGCTCACGCACTTGGTAGGTCACGCCATTGACTAACACGGTGTCTCCGTACTTCATCGCACCAAACAGATCAGCGCGGACCGTCAGCTTGTAATCGGTCGTGATCACCATCCCATCAGCGATCATCTGCGCTGGCATATCCAGCACACCGATGCCGCTCACGCCGCCCATCACCACCGGCAGCCCGAAATCAGCTAGGAAAACATCTAGGTCTTCAGTGAACACAGGCGCTCCCTGCAGCAAAGCCCCCAGCCCGTAGGCCAGGGGCGGTGATCAACAGGCTGCAATCAGCCGTACTTCTTGACGCCAACACCAGTCACGCTGAACGTGAAGCTGGGGCTGCTGGTGCCGCCGATGGTATGCGTGGTGCGCACATAGCGCTTCACGTCATCTTTGCTGATCACCAGCTTCTGCTGCGAAGCAGCATCGGTCACTCGCGTGAAGGCCGCACCGGTGATCGCGGTGTAGCCGCTGCCAGATGCGTCGCTGTGCTCCACCGTCACGTCCAGCGTGGGGTTGGTGCCAGCGCCAGCTGCGGCAGAGTCCAGAATCAGCACGACGTCACCGTCATACTGCTGCAGGTCCACACCGGTAGCACTGGCGGTGCTGGTGCGGGCCGCCGTCGGGTGGAAGCTAAGAAGCTCCAGCTTCTCGAGTCCGCGTTGCGTGATAGCCACTGATCAATCCTCCGTCGTTGGTTTGGTCGTCTTCTTGGCAGCTGGCTTGATGGGCTCAACCACCGGTTCAGGCTCCTTAACAGGTGCAGGCTTGGCTTTACCCATGCCCATCAGCAGGTAGCCATCGCTATCGGCAATCTCAACGATGGAGCCGGCCGGAGCCGACTCACCGCTGATCATCACCGGGCGGATGATCTCAAGTTCCATAGCAGAAGGCGGCAGGCTGACGAACGGCGTAATCCACGTCCTGCAGCGCAATCACGCGAACCGTTCCAGCAGTGGCGCCGGCGTAGGGATCGACGGTCAGATCCAGGCCGGACCACATGCCGACGACGAACTGCGAGAAGTCGCCGAACAGGGCGTCGTTGGTGGTGAGCTGGTTGGACACGATCACCGGGTAACCGTTGATCTCGTCGTTCTCGTACACGAAGCGAGCTTCGGTGCCGACGATGCTGGTGGACTTCAGCGCACCGCGAGCGGCAGCGTTGATGATGTACCGCATGCTGCCGGCGTCAGCGTTGGCGGTCGCCACGTCGGTTTCCATGCCGATGTATTCGGCGAAGGTACCGAATGTGCTGATCGTCTGGCTGCCGATGCCGGTGGTGTTCACCAGGCCCAGCGGCTGGCTGGAGCTGCCGGTGCCGTAGATCGCAGCACGATCCAGCTCGAGCGCGATCACGCGGGCCAGGTCGGCGCGGATCATGCCCTCGACGTCGATGCTCGACTGGAGCAGCAGGCGGCGGCTGTAGTCAACAAAAGCGCCCACCGTCTTGGGCGTCATGTTGACCTGATCGATCGCCTGCTGGCTCTCGGTGGGGCTGCTGCCCTCGCCGACCCAGTAAGCGGTAGCAGCGGACGTCTGACGCGGCACGCTGATGTTGCCCTGCAGGCCGGTCAGCATGGTGACACCGGCTTGCATCATGGCCATCCGGTTGCGGAGCAGCTCGATGAACGAACCGCTCAACAGCTCAGAAGCAACCAGGTTGCCACCGGCGGACGGCGTGCCAACCACCAGGTCACGACGCAGCACCTCGTTGGGCACCACGATGCCATTGGAGCTGCGCTCGTACTTCTCAGCGGCAGCCTTGCCAACTTCGATCTCAAACTCAGCAGCGCGGCGGGCGTTGGCGTCG